CAATTGGTCACGGGTGCGCGAGGTGTAATACGCATTGCGTTCTGCCACCGTCTCTTCAGGAATACGAGCAAGCAAAAGTCCACCCACGCCAAGAACACCAGCATGGCGAGAACCTTCCATTGGAGTACCGAGAAAGTCCGGATATTCATCGGAACGAACCAACTCATATCCTTCGCGCAGGCGGGAAGCCACGTTGATACGATCATCGTACCCGTTTGCCTCTGCTCTGATCCAACGATGCTTGTAACCCGGAGGCGCAGCAGGCGCATCCAATTTAGAAGGAGGGGCCCACGGTTTACGGCGCGCAGTTGCAGAGCGGCTATCAGCCTCACGCGACTTGCGATTTAAAGAAGGCACGTCAAGTTTGTCCATGGTATTACTCCTTTACATATTTGGCGTATTCCTCAAGCGGAACACCCAATTTCTTTGCCATCGCTACCTGACTTGGGGTCAGTTTGACGGAACGGCGCGCATTGTTAACCCCCGACGAACGGGTTGCAGGAGCGACGGAGTGCGCGGCCCGTGCTCTCTGAGTATTCTGCTGTGGCGCAGCAGCCCTGTTTCCACCTTGGAACTTGTGAGGAAACGCTTCGCGTATACGCCTGTCCAGTTCATCATAATACTCATCGCTTTGGGGGTCAAATCTTTCATCAACCACCAACTGACGATGAAGCCCCCACACCGCATGGGTCATGGGAACGTCAGAACCAAACCAAGAATTACGCTCGGCCCACTCCTCCGCCTTCGGATCAGGCTCCTTCTGGGCCTGCTGCACCGGCTGCTGCTGTTGCACCGCCTGTTGCTGCTGGGCTTGCCACGCCGCCATCTCCTGCTGCTGCTTGCGCTGCGCCGCCGCTTCCTGAATCTGGCGCTGGTCAAACATGATGGCGGTTAGCCGTTCCTGCGCCTCCGATTCGGTGTCAAAGTCGCCCTCTTCACGGGCCTGACGGATAACCTGCTTCAACGCGGCAATCTGCGTCGTGATCCGACCGTTTGCCTCATGGAGTCGCTCCGTATCCGTGTGGCGGAACTGCTGCTCCAGCTGGGACATCCGGCCCTGCACCCCGCGAGCGTATTCAATAGCCGCCTGCTCACGACGCTCGGTCTCCCGTAGCCGTGCAGTTAGCTTTTCGATACGCTTACGGACGTTGCTGCTGTACTCGTCGAGGTCCTTTGCCTGCTGACGCTGCTCTTGCGCAGGTTCTGGCTGCTCGATTTCTACTTGTGGCGCTTCCGGTGCGTCTAACAGCTTCGCATCGGTGCCGTCCTCATTCATCTCCACCACCGCAGGCTCTTCGCCTTCGCCGATGTTGAACTCTAGTTGTTCAGTTGACATCGCTCTCTCCTTAGGTCAGATGCAAAATGTCTTCAGGATCACTTACGATCCCCAAGACCTCATCGTCATTGATGAAACGGATTTCCCCACCGTCGATCGGGATGCGCGAACCCGCATACCGGCCAAAAATGATCCAGTCACCGGGCTGACACCACGGTCCTGTTGGGAACTTTTCCTGATCGCAGTAGGCCAAAGGACCCGCTTCCAGCACATACCCACAGGTTGTGCCCAACTGAGTCTTCTTCTGCGTCTCGTCCGCTAAGGCAATGCCGCCCTTGGACACACGAGCGCCGCGATACGGGAGAATGGATAGCCGCCACCCCGTAGGATGCGGCAGATGATCACGAACCGCGCCGTCAAGCTTGTCTTCCTGCAACTTGCCTTCGTCGTTGAACACGTCATCAATGGTCGGCCCCTTGTTTTGGGCCTCCTCTAACCATTTCCGCTCAAGCGCTGTCAAATTTTCTTCTACCGCTTCCATCCAAGCCCCCTTCTCTGGTTAAAAGTCATCGTTATGCCTCTTGAGACGCTCTTTGATCGCCTCTTCCAGCAAATTCAACCCTTCCAGACGGCCCATCAGGAAACGATATCGTTCCATGTTGGCTACTGAACCATTTAACACCATGGCCTCAGTGTCCGACCTCAACGTTCTAAGGTCTTTCAGAACTGCTTCCGCAAATTCCAGCATGGTCAATCTCCATGAGAGCAGACGGTTTCAGCTACCGTCTGGAAAGCTTGAAAATCAGTAAATCTTGACGGGGTTATTGCCGTCTTTCTTCTTCACAACCATCGCGGGACCCTGAACACCCTTCATCGCCCCGCCTTTTGCCATCTTTTTTGACTTGCCCGCCGTCGTCAAAGCAATCGCGACCGCCTGTTTGACCGCCGCCTTCTTACCTTTAGGCTTACTGGTGCCAATCGACCCAGTTTTCTTGAACTTCGTTACCATCTCGCCAATATTGCCAGAAATTGTCTTCTGACTCGACCCTTTTTTAAGAGGCATTTTGTGCTCCTTGCTGTTGGTTGATCTGGTTCAAACGCTCCCGCGCAACATCCGCACGTAACAGCGCAATATTCTCTTGTGATGCCACCCGCGCCATGTTCGCGCGCTGCACTTCCGCTGCCTTTTGCTGCTCCACCTGCAATTTTTGCGCATCCAACTGCAATCTCGCCTGATCCGTCTGTGCGCGCTGCTGAATCTCGGCTTCTTTCAACTGCACCACAGGGTCAGGACCCTCGCCAATCAACTGCGATTGAATCTGGCGCAACTCCATCATGCCTTTTGCCACTTCCAACGCAATCATGCCTTCCTTCTGGATCGGGGACACCATCCTGTCAGGGTCCGCACCGTACTCAGAGAACAACTGCGCCTCGACAATCTCCTCCGCCTTTCTGCGGACGTGATCCAAGATGTGCTTTTGCAGTGACATCGCCGCCTGCGGGTTCGCCTGCAACATCGGAGACAGTCCCATGATCAAATGCGACAAGATATGCGCGTCATGCTGCTGCCCAGAAAAGGCTTTTAGCTCCATCATGTCCAGCACATCGGCGTTTTCCTGCGCCGGGTCCTTCGGCATCTGCGTATTCTGCGGCCTCAAGATGCCGTCAATGTCTCTCACGTTCATGGCCGAGTACACACGGTAGTATGCCTCGTACATGTTGTGCATCATCGGCGCACTTTGCGCCAACTGAAGCTGCGTTTGCGCCAAAGTGATCCGCTGCGCGACCGAAAAGATGTTCGGGTCAGCAACAGGAAGAACCGCAACCAGTTCATTGAAGTCCTTTTTCTTGATCTTGCGCGATGCGCCGGGAACTTCATACGGATACTCATCCGGCAGGTACTTCGCAAAGCCCTTTGCCAGTAACTGGAACTCCACCTTCTGCGAATAATGCAGTCGCTTGTGGATCGCCGACATAATCGTCGATCCCTTCTCCAGCAACGCGATGGTCGTGCCCACCGCTGCCATCTGATTGCCTTCGCCCACCTGCATATCGGCGATCGATGCTAGCCTTTTGCCCGCTTCGACCACGAAACCCAACAGCGCAAACAGCGTCTGACTCGGCTCCTTATACGGCAAGGGCAATAACGACGACGTCAACTCCGCACCACCCGCGTCAATGTCTCGCCATTCGCCCGGTTGGATCGGATTATCGCTATCCGCAATCCTCGCGCCCTTGGCTTTGAAGCCCGCAGGCAGATTCGAGAGCGTTCCCGCGTCCAAAAGCTGCCGCAACGCCATCGTCGCGCTCTTCGACAAGCCGCCAATTAAATGCACAAAGCCCAAACCATACGCGCCCAAGCCCTCGACCAGCACGTAATGCACAAAAGTCGGTATGCGCTTCTTGTATTCGTCGTTTTCTTCCCAATTCCGACGCACACCAATCACGCGACCGGTCACTTCGTCGATCGTCACCAGAAACGGCAGCTTGATTCCCGTCGGTTCACCGTCTTCGTCCAAGTCCTCGAAGCCCGGAACGTCATAATCGACGTGCATTTCCAGCAAAAAGACCTCTTCGGCCTCTTCCGACGGCGTCAAACCCGTCTGTTTGTCAATCGCCTGCGTAATATCGCTCGCTGTCGGGTCAAAAGCGTCCGGCGAAATGTCCAAATCGAGGTATTCCCCCGCGATCACACGCTTTCTGAACTCATTTGCAGGCATCGCAACACGGTGCGTGATCCGTGTGCACTGGCTCATGACGCTTGAGCCGTAGTACGGGATGTACAACTCGTCAGCCAAGACCAGTTTTGACACCATCCGACCGATCTGACGGTCGTAATACACCTTCTTGAACACCGATCCACCATAGCCAAGGTAGAAAAGTGCCTGATCAAACTCCGGTGTGTACTCGTCCATCACCGTCGTGATCTGATAATTCATGAAATCTTGCACACGCGCGGCCTGCTGCGCCTTGTCCAAGGTCTCCTTACCCACAATTTGCGTCCGAACAGGGCCGCTCGACGGCATCAACTCCTTCATCGCCTGTGCTTGGAACTGCACAATCGCCTCAGTCAACATCGGGTGCACTGCCCCCGCCGCGCCACGGAAGGGCTTGGTCCGCTCTTCAAGCTTCAAGCCCAACAGATCAAGGCCCTTGGAGTACATCGTCTCCCAATCCGACCGAGATGCCTTGTCCGCTTCGTACAAAGCCTGCAAGGTTTGAGACATCTCAGACAAGTCATCAGCGCTAATGACCTCCGCC